CTGAAGAAAAATTAGAAGATTAATTGTATATTGAAATTAAATGATGATATATTAAAATATAATATTTAATAGAATTCAAATAAAATATTATACTATATTAGATATATTATAATATGATTACAGGAATATTTAAAATTATAAATTTACGAGTATTTTTATTAAGCTTATTTTTAGGATTAATTTTTATATATTTAAATGATAATAGAAAAAAAATTAATGTATATCCTACACCATCAAATATCAATAAAGTTGAATATAAAGATAGAGCACAAAATTGTTACGAATATTCTATGGAAAAAATTAAATGTCCTAATAAATCAAGCCAAATAAATCATGTTCCAGTTCAGTAATTAAATAAAAATATTATAAATTTTGAATATATTATTTTATACATATTATATAGTAAAATGATAGGTAAAAAAATTAATCGTTTTGTCAATAATATAATGTATACTGAAAATGGAAGAATTATATTATCAATTATATTAGGTTTAGGTTTAGCTTCTTTGTTTAGAAAATTATGTGAAGGGAAAAATTGCTATAGTTTTATTGGTCCAAAACAAGATGAAATAAGAAATCAAGTATTTTCATTTGATTCAAGCAATGAAGATTGTTATGTAATGAAAGAAAAGACAGTCGCTTGTAATAAAAGTAAAAAAATTGTTGATTTTGCGTAAATAGTTTTAAAAAAATATACTTTATTTAGTATAAATTAAATAAAGTATGGAAAATATTAATAGTAATAATCAAAATGGCATAACATCTATATCACAATTACCTCCAGCTAATGTTCAGAATCACACTATACCTCAATTGTCTAATATGAATAATCAACAATCAAATAATATAGTTTTAACTAAAAATGAAATTATAAGTGAAAATAATAATCAAATGCCTTCTCAAATGCCAAAACAAGGTCAGCCTCAAGAAACTAATTATAATGAATTGATTGGACAACTACAAAAAGCTAATTCTCAAGGAATGACTGGATTACCTAGCAGAGATATTCCTGCTATTCCCATGCAAGTGAATAATGATGTTGAAATTAAACCAAATTTTCTGCCTCCACCACCTAGACATGAAGATTATATAAATAATATGCAAACACCTGAACAATTAATTCAAGCAAATGCTAATCAACAAAAACAAATAGATAATTTAGATATTTTATATAATGAACTACAAATACCTATTATATTATCTATTTTATATTTTGCATTTCAATTACCAGCATTTAAAAAATTTGTAAAAAAAATTGGACCAGGGTTATTTGCTAATGATGGAAATGCTAATTTATATGGCAATATATTTATTAGTATGTCATTTTCTAGTATATTTTATTTATTATTACAGGTAATTAATAGAGTAACACAAAGTTTATAATTAAATTTGTAATAGTATTTTTTATTTTTTGATTTTTAAATTTTTTCTATATTAATATTTACTTGTTTTGCTAATTTATCTACTAAAACATCATTTTTATAATCATTTATATATTTAATTTCACTTATACCACAAGATACCATTAATTTCATACAATTATAACAAGGATAATGTGTAATATATGCTGTACATTTATCACTTGAAACTCCTCTTTTAGCACAATCTGTTATAGCATTTTGTTCAGCATGAATTGTTCCAATATTATGATTATCTCTCATTACCATTTTATGTTCACAACCAGCTATATATCCATTATATCCTTGAGCAATAATTCTGTTATCTTTAATAAACATACAACCTACATTTAAACGCTCACAAGAAGAACGAGTAGAAGTAATTTCAACAAGTTGTTTAAAATATTGATCCCATGTTGGTCTGTCATGTAATAAAGTCATTATTTATTAATTTATATATTAAATAATAAGTTTATTTTTAAATAATTAGTAAAAATATTTTATAAAAAGGCCGTGTATCCCGCTTTTAATAATCACGTGTGAAGTCGCCAGATGGCTTGGAGTGATCACATCACTTTTAATAATCGCGTGTGGGGCGATCTCCCCACTATACAGTAGGAATAAATTTCCACCCTAATTCTTCACATATTTTTTTCCATATTTGATCTTGTTCTATTCTTTTTTCGCGATCTTTTAACATAGGAAAATATGGTAAAAATTTACGCTGATCTAACAACTCACAAAGCTTGAATAATGTATAATAATAATTTAAAAAATTCACGCGATCTTTTGGACAATATTTTGCATATGGTTTTTGTATCTCCATAAATAAATTACATAATTGTTCTTCTAGTTCTGGACTCATTACTGGTGGTTTAATACCTAATTTATCTTTTATATACGGTATATGTTCATAAAATTTATTATAACCCAGATTTTTTAATATATCTTTGGTTTTTTTATTAGTAAGATCTTTTAACTCTATTCTTTCTTTTTTTATCTGATTTTTTATATTTTCAAATACTTCATCTGGTATATATGTAGTTTCTTTTGCTTGAAATTGTGCTAAAATTTCTCTAAGATGATTAATTCTTTTATAAGCATAAAAACATACTTCTTTAGGAGGTTCTTTATATGAAGGTTTATCATTTTCAATTAAATATTTAATAGTTTTCGAACAATTATTACAAATAGTTGTACCTTCAGTTTCGACATATATTAATTCCCCTTTTTTACAATGACTACATATATCAGAATCATAGCAAAAATCATCATAATTAGAGATCATATTGTTAATATTATAAAAAAATTTGTTACTATAATTATTATTTTTTGTATTATCATTTTTTATGTCATACAAATCTTGAGTTTCTATATTAAAAAATTTATTTATTTTAGCAGATTTTGAATTATTATTAAAATCTGTATTATTATTTGAAATATTTTGCTTTTCTTCAAAATAACCAAATATATATTTTGAATTATTTAAAAAATAATCATTCTTTTCTTTTTCAATACTATTTATTTTATTATTAATTTCATTAATTTTGCCAATTAATAATTCTTTTTTTTCAATATTTTTTTTACTTTTAGTTTCTTTCATATTATTTAGCAATTCTTGTGTTTTTAATAATTGTGTTTTTAATTTAGGTATAATAATTTCCTGATTATTTTTAAATTTATCTATCATTTCGTTGTGTTTATTGTCAACAGTTAATATATTATTAGCGTGTTTATTCATTATAAATTATTTATATTAATTAATTAAGTAAAATTTAATATTAAATTTAATTAAATTAATTAAATTTAATTTTACAAATTTTTTTTCTTTAGGAATATTATAAAAAAAATGGCTGGCGGTCTTATGCAATTAGTTGCTTATGGTGCTCAAGATGTATATTTAACCGGTAATCCCCAAATTACTTTCTGGAAAGTAACCTATCGTCGTCACACTAACTTCGCAATGGAATCGATCGAACAAACTTTCAACGGTCAAGCCGATTTCGGTCGTCGTGTTACTTGCACAATCTCGCGCAATGGTGACTTAGCTTACCGCACATACTTACAAATCACCTTACCTGAAATTAACCAAGGTCACAATACATCTGGTTCCCTTTATGCCAGATGGTTAGACTTCCCTGGTGAACAATTAATCTCGCAAGTTGAAGTTGAAATTGGTGGCCAACGTATTGATCGTCAATATGGTGATTGGATGCACATCTGGAATCAATTAACTTTATCGAAAGAACAAGAACGTGGTTACTACAAAATGATTGGTAATACCACACAATTAACATACATCACAGATCCCGAATTCGCGGATGTTGATGGTCCTTGCTCTGCCGATGGTGTCCGCCAAGTTTGCGCTCCCCGTAATGCTTTACCTGAAACCACCTTATACGTCCCACTCCAATTCTGGTATTGCCGTAACCCTGGTTTAGCTTTACCATTAATTGCTTTACAATACCACGAAGTCAAAATTAACTTAGACATCCGTAATATTGAAGAATGCTTATGGGCCGTCAAAGATCTTGGTGGTGCTGGTACCAAAGCTGATGATGCTTACAAACAATCTTTAGCTGCTGCTTCGCTCTTTGTTGACTACATTTTCTTAGACACCGATGAACGTCGCCGCATGGCCCAAAATCCTCATGAATACTTAATTGAACAACTTCAATTCACTGGTGATGAATCGGTCGGTTCGTCATCGAATAAAATCAAACTTAACTTAAATCATCCTTGCAAAGAATTAGTATGGGTTGTCCAACCCGATGCCAATGTTGACTATTGTGCCTCGTTACAAGCAAACAACCAATTAAACAAATTATTAGGTGCCCAACCTTTCAATTACACTGATGCCTTCGATGTCTTACCCAACGCTGTCCACGCTTTCGGTGCCCAAGGTTTAGTTGGCTCTAATGCTGATGGTATGATTAACAAATCTTCGGGTGGTGCTTTCGTTGATCCATTTGCTTCTGAACACACCGCCGATGGTACAGGTCCTGCTGGTGATGCTAACGCCGAATCGGGTGTATCTGATGCTGGTACATTCGTCTTAGCTGAAACTGCCTTAGACATGCATTGCTGGGGTGAAAATCCAGTCGTTGTTGCCAAATTACAATTAAATGGCCAAGACCGCTTCTCGGAGCGCGAAGGTACATACTTCGATTTAGTTCAACCATTCCAACACCACACTCGTGCCCCTGACACAGGTATTAACGTGTACTCTTTTGCCCTTAGACCTGAAGAACATCAACCCAGCGGCACATGCAACTTCTCGCGTATTGACAACGCCACTTTACAATTAGTTTTATCGAACGCCACAGTTTCGGGCGTCAACACCGCCAAAGTCCGTGTCTACGCTGTTAACTACAATGTCCTCCGTATTATGTCGGGTATGGGTGGACTTGCTTATTCAAATTAATTTAAGTGTTATTTTTATTTTTACATTTTAAATAATAATAACTAAAAAACATTTTAAAAGCGCTTTTAAAAAGCGGAAACAAAACCTATTTAAAGAAATAACTATACATAATATTATACAATGACTTTATTCAATATTGTTGATTTAATTACAAACAATCCTATTACAAAACTAAGTGAAACACATAATAATAATTTATTAAATAAAGTAAAAAATAGTTTCAATGAAACAGAACAACAATTATTTATAGCAAGTTTTTATAGTTATTTAAATTATCATAAAACACATGATTATATTGTAGATTTAGATAATATTTGGAAATGGTTAGGATTTAATAAAAAATATAATGCAACTACTTGTTTAGAAAAATATTTTAAACTAGATAATGATTATAAAAAAACTGCTCCTGATGCTTCAGGAGCGGTTTTTAAAGCAAAAAAAAATGGTGGACAAAATATTCAAAAATATTATTTAAATGTTAAAACTTTTAAATCATTATGTTTAAGAGCTCAAACAAAAAAAGCAGATGAAATACATGAATATTATATAAAGTTAGAAGAGCTTATTCAAGAAGTATTAGAAGAAGAAGCAATTGAAATGAAAAATAAATTATTAATTAAACAAAATGAATTAGAAAAACTTGAAGAAAACAAGAAAAATGAATTAAAACAACTCGAAGAAAAAAATAAAAAAGAATATGAAGAAAACTTAATCAAAGAAAAAGCATTAGAAAGACAAAAAATTTTACTGAAAGAATTTGGAAATAATGAATCATTAATATATATTATTAAAGTTAAATCTTATAATAACGGAGAATATGTTATTAAAATTGGAGAAAGTCGTAGAGGTATTATAGGTCGTTTCAATGAACATAAATCACATTATGAAGAATGTTTATTACTGGATTGTTTTTTTGTAGATAAAAGTAAAGATTTTGAGAGTTTTTTACATAACCATGAAAGTATTAGATTAAATAGAGTTACTGATTTGGTTAAACATAAAAATGAACGTGAATTATTTTTAATAGGAAAAGAACTATCTTATAAAATGTTATTAAAAATCATAGATAATAACATTAAATATTTTGGAAAAAATAATAATGATGAAGTAGAAAAATTAAAATTAGAATGTGAAAAACTGAATTTATTAAATGAATTAAATAAAAATGGAAATATTAATTCATTTATAGAGGAATTAATTAAAAATAATAACGCAAATAATGAAATTTTATTAAATAAAATAGATAATTTAGAAAAAATGAATAAAACAATACTTGAAAAATTAAATCTACAACAAGTTAAAAATACAACAAATTTTAATCAACCATTGGTAACATTAGGTCCACGACTTCAGCAAATTAATCCAGATAGTCTTAGTTTAATTAAAGTATATGATTCTGTATCTGAGTGTATGAGAGAAAACTATCAAATTAAAAGACCAAGTATAAATAAAGCAATTGCAGAAAATACAATATATCATGGTTATAGATGGTTATATGTTGATAGAGAATTTGATCCATATGTAATTAGCAATATTCAACCTACAAAAAAAACTAAAATACAAAATTTAGGTTATATTGCAAAACTTGATAAAGACAAAACACAAATTATAAATGTATATTTAGATCGTAAAACCGCAGCATTGGCT